GGAATCATCGTGTCGGCGGTTGTCAGGTCCCGCTTGTACGACGCGAGGATGGTGGCGTCGACTGCGACTCCATCGGGCTCGCTGTAGGTGGTGTGGCCCCGGCCTATCGCGAACCGCTTCGCCTCCTCGTTGGCAATCGCCACGCTGAACGAGTCAGCGAGTATGCCCTGGAGGTTGGCGTCAGCGTCATCAAGCTCGTCTTCACCGATCTTCGTCAGACCGTAGAGGTCCTCGACGTAGATGGTGTCCTTGGACGGGGTGAGCGTGGACTCGGTGATTGCGGTTCCGGTTTCCAGCTTGCCCCATCCGACGGAGACCTCGGTAAGCGAGCGAATCGCCACCTTGTCCCTTGACGTCGGCCTGACGCGGCAGTAGTTGCGGATGGTGTTGATCTGCGGCACCGCCCGCAGTATCTCCGCCTCCAGGTCCTCGGGGATGAGGTACGCGCCGGTGGTATCGCCGACCAGCGCCTTCCTCTCGGGCGGGAGCGCGGTCTTGAGCGTCACGAGGTCATCGTTCGCCATCTCGCGTGAGCCATGGCGGACCCACTTGAAGAAAGCGGACTTGTACTTCGTGTCGCGCTCGGCTTCCTCGGAGGTCTTCTCGCCAGGCTTGACCACCTGGGCGCGGGCAGACTTGAGAGCCATCTCGTCGAGCTGCGCCTTGAACGCCGTCATGTCGCCATTCATCTTGTCGAGAGCGGCCTTGTCCTCGGTGCGGGCCTCCTGCCCCTTCCGGGCGGCCTCCAGGATTTCGTCGTTCTTCGTCTTCATCTCCTCCCACGTGGTGGAGATTTTCGTAGCCAAGTCTTTCAGTTCGGGCATTTCCTAACCTCCTGCTCTTGCGATGGCGGTATCCAGCAGCCTTTCCGCCTCAGCAGCATCGAATCCGCTAATCTCGTTGTCAATCGAATCGAGTATCGCCTCCAGTTCTGCGGCTCCTGCGTCAGTCTCGGGTTCGGGAGTGGACGAATCCGGCTCCTCTTTGCCCTTGTACTGGTCGAGGAGTGCTTGTAGGTACTCGATGGTAGATTCAATTTCCTCAGTGTCCATGTCAGATTTCTTCCACGGAGCTATGATAGTCTCGTCGTCGAACTCCGTCCTCATCTTGGCATAGTAGCGCTCAATATGACGCTTGACGCCGGCCTCATCTTCCGAGGGGATGTCTACTCCGCCTCTTGCCCCTTCGACTACCCCCGCAGCGGCGAATACGCCTCTCGGCATGGCGGTCAGAGTCCCGTCTATGACATCCGCAATCTGGAGCTTGTAGCTGCCATACTCGTCATCGGCCTCGTTGTCGTACCACAGGAACGCCTTGCGGTACTTCGTCCAGTTGATGTCATCTCCGCCCGCCCATTCACGAACCCGTTTGTCGGCGGCGGTCGCGTCCCATTCCTTCGCCCTATCTCCCAGCGGAAGGTTTCCGAAGGGAGTGGCCGACTTGACGGAGGTTATCGCTGCCGCGTCATCGGCGGCGAAGGTCACGGGCGACGTGTCGAACAGCTTCAACTCTTTCAGGTGCAGCGTGCCTTCAACCATCGACTCCGTAATAGTTCTATAGCCGATTGACATGACATTGATAACGCCGTCTTTCATCAGGTCCAGGACTTCCCTCGCTCTCTGGACGCCCAGCGACAGCTTGCCCTTCACATACAGGCCGACATCGTCCTCTCTGAGCTCCAAGGGGATGCCGATAGGCTCGTCGGCGTTGTGGTTCCAGAGAATCTTGATGCGGCCCTTGTTCTCCTTGATGGTCTTCTTGAACGCCCCACGGTCGACAATCTCTCCGTAGGCGTCTGGTGTCTTTCTGAATGTGGAGGCGTAGCCCTCGAAGACGCCCTCGGCCTCGTCGATTGCCTTTACCTCGAACGTAAACGATTTGGTTTCCATCAGCTTGCCTCCGTCCTGAGTCCTGCATCTTTGTCCGTCGTTCTCCTGAATTTGGAAATGCGCGTTACTTCGCCATCCGCGTCAGTTGTGGCTTCCACTGCAATCTGGCCCCATCCATTCCAGCGCACGTCAAACAGCCCGTTGATAATGCCGAGAAGTCCGACTTCCATCTTGCCGTCTCCCGCCTTCCCGACTTGCACTGTCGGGTGGAGTGCGAGCCGCTCATTGCACGCCACGCGGTAATTCACGAGCGCTGGCAGCACGGACGGGTCTCGTTTGTTGATATCGTTCAATAACTCAATCGCGTCATCTGGTGTCATGTTCACCTCACTAGTGTAATTATCCCACAGCGGCAGTTCGGCTCGCCCGGGCCTTCAAGACCATTGGAGAACGATTCATGTAGCCCGACGGTCTCACCGTCCATAGCGGCATGTTCGTCTCTCACCCTGTCGTCACGGGCCGTAATCCACTGCTTCTCGTCAACGATGCCGGACTGGTCAGCGGCGGCGATGTTCGCATGCGTCGCGCCCTTCGTAGTCTCAGTCCTGGCAACTCTCATGGCCTTGTACGGACTGTTGTCAGTGTAGAATTGCCGGATGCTGCGTGCCACCTGGTCGTTGGTCAGGTTATCCGTGATACCCCGCTTGATGACCGCCCTCACATCATCGAGGTTCGTTTCCAATATGGTCTTGACCTCGGATGCCGCCGTCTTCTTCACCCATTCCAAGAGCGCAGCTTCCATCGGGTCAAACTCCCACTTGTGAGACGTGGGCCCGGCGCTCTTCGCAGCACCCAATGCCTCAGCCTCTTCCTTGCCGAAGTCCTCGATGAGAGCGACGAATGTGCCGGTGATGGCCTTCTGCCATGTAGCAGATAGCCCGTTGATGGCCTTCTTTGCCGATGCCTCAGTGATTGATGCCAGCCCAGAGATAGCCTCACCCTCCGCCTCGTACAACGGCTTCATGCGCTTCGCTATCACCGGCCACCATGCAGTCCTGCGCCTATCAACACGCTTCCACGCAGCCGCCTTCTGCTGCTCCGAGACCTCGGACTTGACCTTGTAGGCTGGAGCCGACTTCATCGACTGCAGTGTCAGCGGGAGGTAGCTCGCATCCCAACCCGGATACTCTGAGAGACCGAGCTGGAGCTTGTCCGATACCTGACTCATCGGGACGCCCATCGACCAGAGCCGATAGGCAGACTCAACCTTTGCGCCGAACCCCTCTCTCAGTGCGGAGACGTTTGAGGTGTCGTAGGTGATTGTGACGTCCCCATAATACGGAGCCAGTCTGAGGTTCATCGTTGCCTTGACGTCATCCAACAGGGGGATGACTACGTCCTCGTACAATCCGAGTCTGGCCTGCCGCATGTTGTCGAGTGTCGACTGCTCCATGTCGCCAAGGAATATCGGACTGATGCCGAACGCCCCCGCGATGTCCCTGAGCCCTCTCAGTCGTGACGCAATGTAGTCCATCTCGACGGGGGTCATGCCCATCTGCTGCCACTTCGCCCCGGCACCCAGGACCCACGGAGCCCTACGACGGGCCTTGCTCAGGTATATCTCATCAACCCTTCGGTTGGCCTCATCGAACTGCTCATCAGTGAGCGGAGTGTCGTGCGTGAACACACCGGACGGCGTGCCCCGGTTCTGCATCGACACCTTCTGTGTGTCCTGCGCCTCGTTGTCGGTGTCGATTGTTCTCGCCGCCGCCATCAATGGGCCTATACCCCAGTACGGATTGCCTGGGTCTACCTGCATGAAGTGGATGAACGTCTCGGGCGGAACGTTGAAATGACCTGATTGCGTCCGGACCTCCCATGATTTGAGCCACTCACCCGGAACGTCAGACGGAACAGGACTCACCATGTCGGGCATGACCGGCCATATCTCACGGGGGAGGCCGTTCACAAAGAGTGGTTGCCATAGTTCGTTCCCGCACAGTTCAAGGTGGGCAACGAGGAACTCGATCATGTCCTGGCCTGAGAACACCGGGTTGGGGTGTTGCATCAAGAAGGTGAACGGGTGATTGGGAATCTCCTCGTTGTTCTTGTCGACGACCATCCACGGGATAGCGGAGCACGCCTGGATGATGGTCCTGACTGAACGGTAGACGTAGATTGAAATCTTGTACCCCTGCCGGGTGGCGCGGGATACGGTCATATCGGAGTAGATGGGGATGTTCGGTGTTCGGTCTGAAACGAAAAGACGCCGCGCTTGCGGCGGCATCAACGCCATGGCTGCTTTTGCGCGTAGCTCAGCGAGTCCCATGTGTGTACCTCCATGTTAGGGCCTTGTGTGCTTTCTTGTCAACCAACCTGAAAAGCGTTGACCGGCGCCAAGCGTCCGACGATGCTATAGCGTCGGGCGTCCATGATGTGCGAGAAGGCGTGCGTCGTCTTCTCTGTCAGTCTTCCGTCCTTGTCGGTGATGTACCGGAAGTTGCGCTGCTCCTTGATGCCATTCAACGAGTCCTGCGTCCAGAATTGCTTGTATTGTCTGACCTTCTGATACCCGTATTCTACACTCCCCGGCCCTTTCGTGGCGGGCTTGACGTTGTAACCCAGCCGGCACAACTCCTCGATAGACTTCGGCTCTGCTGAATCCGCGAATATCTCGTCGTAGTGCTTGCGGAGGCCCAGCGTTCCCATGCGCTCGGCGATGTCCGGATTCGTCAATCCGGTCTCGTAGATAAGCTCCTGGCAGTAGAGACCGTCCCCGATGATGACGCACTTGACCAACGCGGTCGCATCGGTCGAGAAGCCGAAGTCAAGTCCATAGAAAGCGTCACCCAAGGGCATCTCTGCAACCTGCGAGAAGTGAGGATAGACCAGCCCTTCGACCTTGCCGAGAAGGCCGTCCCGATAGATGTTCGCCCAGTTCGGGTCGCGTTCCGCTGTGGCGAGAATGTTGTCCACCACGGATTGAGGTACGACTTCCTTAGCATCTTCATACGTCGAGTGGATGTAGGCGTTCTCGGGTTGCCCTATCCAGTGCTCGTGGCACCAGAACTCGGACACCGGATTCCAGTCTGCGAACACGAAACTGTCGGTCCGTATGTCCAATCCCCGTGCGGTTTCCCACGGGATGTTGTTGGCTTCGTTCAAGAAGAGGATGTTGCGGCGCGGTCCCCGAACCTTCTCAGATTCGTCAGCGCCGAAGAACTCTACTCTGCCCTTGCCGAACGAGTACCAGTTCTCTGTCTTGTTGTACTTGGGGTTGTTGTCCGGCGATTCATCCAGTATGGCGAACAGGTCGCGGATGGCTCCGCGTTTCAGATGTGGCAAGGATTCGCTGACCACGCTTATGAGGAGTGGGCTCTTTGCATACTGTGCTATCAGAACCAAGAGTTGCAGGATACTAAACGTCTTACTACTGGCGGTTCCACCTTCATTGAGGGCTCTGCGCTTGCCCTCATAGTAGGCCCGTGCGTTATCCCTGAATACCCGAGTCAGCCTGAGGGGTTTCTCCATCTATCAGCCTCTGCACCAGCGCCTTGGTCTCGCGGTCATAGACATGAATTTCCACCCTCCGGTTGTCGACGTTCACCTGTGGGCCGTCCGCGTAGATGCGGTCCATCTTGTTCATCAGGTCGATGGCGCTGATAGGGCTGTGCAGCTTGACCTTCGTATGAACAGTAGGCTTGGCGCCGTCATCGTCGTACTCGGTCCTTGAACTCATCTCCTGGATGGCCCCTGTCATCGGAACCTCGGGGCCGATGTTGACCCACGTGCCGTCCTGCCCCATCTCCATGAAGTCAGTGAGCCGCGCTCTGGCGATCTCAGTGAGGCGCTGCTTGCGCTCCTGGACGCCCATCACGGAAGCGTCCTCGGTCTTCTGACGCAGTTCAATCAACCTTGCTTGAACTTTACTTGAATTAGCAAGCCTGCTCGCGTTCTGGTCTACGATCTCAGGAGCATACTTGGTTGAATACCCAGCCTTCCCCCAAGCCGCCCTCTGCGACAGCCCCTGGAAGATGAGCAGGGTAAACGTCTCCTGCTTCTGCGTCAGCCTGCGCTCTTTGACCGGCTCCGTCATCACTGCCATTCTATCACTCATGAATCACTTCGTGGGTTCCTCTCCCGCTCATGAAGGTCTTTCACTGCTATCTCTCGTATCTCCATGCTACTTCCCCTCCTTGATGTGGGCCAGCAGAATCTCTGTGAAGCTCTTGTCGGTTTCGTCTGCCAGCCATTCGCTTGCTATTGCATTCAAGTCCACCTCAGTCATGGCGGCGCGGAATTCAGACACTTTGATATACGTGTTGCTCCTGTCCTGCTCTGGTGGAGCGAACCGTTGCCACTTCTCCTCCGTCATCACCAGTAGCTTCTTAGTCATTGGGGGCCTCCATCTTGCGAATCAGCGCACGAAGTGCCTCGGTTTTGCACTCACTACACAGGTCTAGTGGGCCACGCCCGCTGACGAAAGCGGCGACCTTTACCCGGACATAGCTGAACTCGTCGCCAGACACATAAGCCCCTAGTCCTTCTTCACCTTCGCAGTCAACGGGCTCGAATCTACCGCACTTATCACACTTGATTGCATTCATCACTTCCCTCCCATTCGTTCGTTCTTCTCCTTGATTCCGTGGGCGGCGTCAGGCCGTCCTTACGGGCAACGTCCAGTAATGCAGGCAGTCAAGGCACCGTGCTCGCATCTCGTTGTCGTTGTCCTCAATGAAGCCAATCAGAAATCTGCGTCCACACAATGGGCACACAACTCTCTGCCCCGTCTCGTCGTCAATCCATTCTCCGTCTGGTTTCACCAGTATCATCACTTCCCCTCCATGTGGGCCAGCAATAGCTTGTACGGGTCAACAAACGTGCCGTTGAACTTCAGGCCTCCCTTGCCGAGTACAACTGGCTCTGTTCGCCACTTGATTTGCAGCTCGTCCAAGTCCACCTCGGTCATGGCGGCGCGGACTAAGTTCTTCTCACGAGACGATAGCCAGAGATAGCCGTCGTCTAATGCGTCCCACTTCTCAGGCGTCATCACCAGTAGCTTCTCAGTCATTCCCTCATCCCTCCTTGATTCCCATTCAATAGTCTGGCTGGGTCACTTCGAAGACCAGACCGCAGTACGGGCATTTGTACGTTTCCTTGTTCCCGGCACTAAAGGCTTGGTCGTCTGGCAGACCTATACGTTCAGCATCGGGGTGGATTGCTCGCCCCTCGCGCATCGGTGCAATCTCGGTGCAAAACACATAGCCGCACTTCCGCGCCCACTCAATCTCCGACTCGGGAACATCACGTTTCACGCCATCCATCACTTCCCTCCCATTCGTTCGTTCTTCTCTGCCCCGTGAGCGGCGATTGCCTGTAGTTTCTCCCTCGTGGCCGCCCGCTCTTCCGCCGTCCCGTGGTCGAATCTGTCATGGCACGACAAACAGAGATTTGCCAGGTTCTCTGGCTCCTCGTGTCCCCCGACACCGCGCCCTTGAATGTGCGCCAGCGGATACCACCAGCCGTACGTGCCACATAGTTCGCAGTGCGCTCCCACGCATCGCTCGCCCGTCCAGCCACACCACGAGCCACCTGCACGGGCACACACTGTAGGCGCTGAGTCTTTCATGCCCCGCTCTCGGCGCTTCGTGACCTTGCCACGCTTCTTCAGGAGTGTCTGCTTCATGCCGTGACCTCGAACTTCACCTTTTCGTTTGGGAAGGGCCAGGGCGAACGCACGTTCATGTCGCACATTCGCTGCCACAGGCCGGGGAACTCGCGCCTCAGAGTCTCATAATCCCGCGTCCGCTTGAATGGGCAGCACCAGCACGAGACGCGGGAGAAGTGCTTGTAGAGTCCGCCCCAATCGAAGCCGTGGGCCTTGCAGTATTTCAGCGCTTCGATTTCAGAGACGCCCCATTCAAGCAAAGGGAACCGTGCGGTGATTCCACTTGTACGCATACGTCTGTTGCTACGTGTCCTAGTGAACCGTTCCTCATAGGAATAGCCAATACAGACTGTTGCCCCGCGATGGTGCCTGTCCATAACATCGCACTTCTCACCGTTGCACCAGCGGCTCCGCGCCCCAGGCCATCCATAGCCGAGTTGCCCGTCTCGCTTCTCGCGCTCGAACATCCACCAATTCCACGTCTGTCTCGGATACAGCCTCGTGATAGGTCGTTCGATGTACCGTTCCAGTTTGTCCAGATGCTCGTACATCTCGGGGAACTCCATGCCCCAGTCGAAGAACACGATGTCGTCTACCGGCTCACCCCGTTCCAGCATCAGAAGGAGCATGGCCGTGCTGTCCTTCCCTCCACTGAGCGATACGACCTGCCTCACACAGCCTCCCTCAAATCCTGCTTGATGTAGTAGCTCGCCCCGTAGCCATCCAGCTTCGCCGTCACGTCGGTGCGGAACTTCGGCCAGTCAATCGTCTTGGCGTGCGGGTGGTAGTTCAGCTTGCCGACCTTGTAGTGGTCAACGTAGCGGTAAGTCTGTTTGATGACCGCAAGTGTCTGCTGCGGGTCGATGACCGGCTCCAGACTCGCCCACGTGCGGATGCCCCGCAGATGTGCATGTGAAAGCTGTGCCATGCGTCGCCACGGCGTTGCCGCGTTCGGTTCCCATTTGGCCGAGTCGTCTTTGTCGAGGAACGTCAGGCTTGTGCCAAATGAATCACGGGGGCCATACAGGTCGAAGTCGCAGTCACCTCGCTCGCCCTTCGTCAACACGGTGAACGGGATGTTGTACTCTCTGAGGATGGACAGCGCCTCGCGTGTGATAGTTGCCCCCGGCTGGTACGCGTCACAGGAGAAGCACAGCAGCACGGGGCTGTCGAGCCCGCCTTGCTCCGCCAGAGCCTTCGCGTCATGCCTGAGCTTGTCCAGGATGTGCGGTCGCTCGACGCACTCCACCCCGAAAGCCTCCCTGTCCTTGTGCATCACCAAGGGCGCGTAACAGTACAGGCACTTGTGTGTACACGAACTGTAGAGATTCACCGCCCATTCTGCGTACTCTCGGGCGCGTCCCTTCGGTTGGTAGATGGCCTGTAGTTTGTTCATTCAACCCTCCTCACTCGTGCTGTCCAGTACCACACACCGTCACGCAGAATCGCCTCAGTGCTCAGAACCTCCACTGTGAACCGAGAGGCCCAGCGGGGCATGGTGATAGCGGGCAGATATTCCTCACACACCGGCTCACCATCAATGGTTTCGTTGTCTGCCCGATACCACGCACTTTGTAGGTAGATAGCAGGCGACCACGCCTCCTTGCACCACCTCTGCTCCCCAGGCTGGCCGAGGGGAGAGTATTCGCGAAGAGCTATGGCCAGACCTTCTGCGCTGCCAGTGATACCTGAAACGCCATAGCGGTCTGGTTTTGGAAATTGCCATGACCATATTGTCCCACCACCATGCTCAGGCTGCGGCTTGACCGGCCTCTCAATCACGCACTCGCCGGTCTCTGCCAGTGTGCGGGCTTCGGCATCTCTCAGGCATACGCTACGCATCACCGACCTCCTTTTGTCCATCGCTTGCGCAGCTTCCACGTCTTCGGAGGGGTTGCTAGCGCCAGAGCACACAACGCTAGAGACGCCGCACCTTCGTCAGTGAACGTCGCCGCGCCCGTCAGTTTGGCGTCACTAGGATAGCGGCGGTAGTACAGCTTCCATACAGGCGTCAGGCTACGCATCGGGGGCCTCCATGTTTGCAGTGTTTTCCGCCTCTGCCATAGCTGCTTCCTGCTCTGCTTCTTCCATCTTGTGCTCCCACTCACGCTCTAAGTCGCGCTGGTACTCCTCGTTGAGCATGTCCTGTTCTGTTGGACCGTCCATCACTCCCCTCCTTCGGTATCGGGGGCCTCCTAAGCGGTCGTTTCGACGCGGTATATCCTGTCAGAGTGCATTTCACATGTTCGAGCAATGAACTCCGCATCACTCTTCTTGAAGCACTCAGCGAACAACAC